TATTCCATCAAGCGATGTTATCAAGTGGAGTGAGTAAGTCATTAGCAAAGAAAATAAAGACAAGTCAATAGCGGTAGTAATACCAACACAAGATGTGTTAAACTTTGCAACTATTCAGCAAATAGCAAAAAAAGATGTTCCACATAATCTTCCATATTGGATTGTAGAAGATTCAATAATTCCATCAGACAGAAATAATCGTAATGCTTGGCGACTAGATGGTAGCGAGGGTATGCCTGATGGATTTGGAGGAATTAGTAATGAGTTTGATGCTGAGCTTCTAATTAACTACTTACAAGGAGTCATAGGATGATTAAAGTCAACCCATTAAAGATGCAAGCTGAAAAAGCATTAGAAACCAAACAAACCAAAGTGACAGCCCTGCAGACGATAACGGTAACAACATCAAGCGGCAACATTTTTGATGGTAACGAGTCAGCACGTATTAATATGGTATCAGTAATTGCTGTAGCAGACATCGCAGGTATCACAGAGAAACAATGGAAGCTTGCAGACAATACTGTGAAACTTATCACGCTCGCAGAGCTTAAAGAAGCTCTATTGCTTGCTATCCTTGCTGTGGGTGAGATTATATTATGAAACCTCACTTTGAAACATCGCTTGATGTTCGCTTAATCGGTGAGCAAAGTTTTGAGGTTATTAATCCGCTTACATTCAACACGTACGGATTTTGCATAACTATACTGCCGTCGTTTGATTATGACGGGGCAAGTATCCCTCAAGCATTATGGAGCTGGATAGGTTGTCCTATGGGTGGACTATATTCATCGGCTGCTTGCTTACATGATGCTCTATATGCTTCACAGTTATTTGACCGTAAGACAAGCGATAAGCTATTCCATCAAGCGATGTTATCAAGTGGAGTGAGTAAGTCATTAGCAAAGAAAATGTATTTGGCTGTACGTGCGTTTGGAGCTTCCGCTTATGATGATGTTGAAGATTTGGCGAAATATCAAAAATTAGTTAGAATTGACGTAAAATAAAATAGGATGCGAAATATGCCAAACAGCCCAGAAAATTACTCACTGATTACCTATTTATGGGTTCTAGGTTTGTCTATTCTTGGGGGTACTGTGAGAACACTTACGCACTTAAAAATGGGAATGGGATTTAAAGATTTGTGTAGACGTTGGGCTATTGATATTGTGGTATCGGCTTTTATCGGGATTATTACATTCTTCTTATGTGAATATGCTCAAGGAAATATTATGGTTCTTGGTGGTAACCAAAGTGATGCTGTCAATATTAAAGCGTTTAATCCAGCTCGTGTAGTCGGATATCGCTTCCCATCAGGAATTGCACGGTCACCTCATTCCGAACTCCCTATACTTGCTAGTAACGGCGAGCTATCAATGAATGAGGCTTGATATGTGGACAAAAATACTAATTAATATGATAGCGAGCAATCTGACTAAAGAAATAGTCGAATTACTGCTTGATAAAATTGCGGAGAGCCTTCAAAATAAAGCTACAAAGAAAGATACGAACAAGCTAAAGTCAGTTCTTTAGCCTTCGTCTCTCATTCCTTACATCGAAATTCTTTGCACGTAAGCACCCACAAGACTTAGTTCGTCCATCTTTTATACAATCCTCACGGGCAGTGAATAAATTACCACAGTAGCACTTAAAAACGCTTACGTTGCGGTAATTTACTCGCTTGTAAAACTTAATAAACTCAATCATAAAAATCCTTGCCTAATTCAACACCATCTTTAATAGCAACATATATAGCCCGGCTTGCAATGCGTGTGAATTCAGCTTGTTGTGTTAGCTGTAATTTTGCCCGCATTGCGCCCGCACTTTGAAACATTGTAACACGGATAAATCCTACCCAACTTTGAACAGACTTGTATTCTTTGCTTTTTTCAGCTAGATATTCCGCTATTTTAGCTTCCGTTTTAAACAGCTCCATCATAAGCCAATAGAGATACGTTGTATTAAAATCCCAACATCGTTGAGTGATACTTGATTGACGCTCGTACTCAACTGTATCGACAAAGAAGTGTCCGTTAACTATCTTCATCCAAGGCGTGTCGACTCCCTCTTTTTTATTATAGTGATACATCGCGCTGAAATTGCTATCGCTACACTCATAAAGCTCCGAAGCTCGCGATATACTAACCAACATTGATATGCGCCTTGAGCGTCGGTCTGGTATTTTTATGGCTTGATGATTTACGGGCGATGAAAGGCTCGTGGAAGTTGTCCTCTTTAATGCCTTCCATCTCGTTAAATTGTTTTTGACTCATCGGCTGCGAACTAAACCCGCTTTGCCGTTTTGCGTAGAATTGTGTTTTATATTCTTGGTAGGTCATTTTGTAGCCTTTACTCTTTGTGCTTCAACTTCCTTATTAAAAGATAACTTCCAATAAGCCACTTCTTTGATAAGTTTGTCATTTTGTTTTTGCAGTGCTTCCATTTCTGCAATGGCTTCGTGATATTGCTTGATTTTATTTTTCATAAAATCAGGCTTAACACCTCTGTATCCTTGTAATTCTAAGCACTCTATTTTCAATATCCATAATGCTTTCATGCCCCCATCTCCTTTTTATCTTTCATGAATCTGTAAATATGCCCGCTCACAATATCGTTATATCGATCAATTGCTATTCGTGTTTCTTTTGGGTTCGCCGTATCATCGATCAAGTTCATTGTAATAATCTCGATGTTCCTTTGCAAGTTTTTAATCTTGCTCATCCACTCGAAGTTAGCGTAAAATATCTCTTCAATGATCGTCGGGACGTTAATATCCGTATCTACTTCGCTGTCATAGTGCGTGTGCGCTAAATCCTGCCACGTAGCAACCTTTATCTCTTCCACATCGTTCATAATATGCTTTACTTTGTCGCACTCACTCAGGGTTATTTTAAGCACTGTATGGATTGCACCTAAACATACCATTTCTTTCAATACATTTTTAAACGGTACGCGCTCTTTTCTCATGTGTTCCGTCATTGACCACATTAGGGATAGCGATACCGCTTTTTTTATTTGCGAGTGGGTCATTTTAAAAGCTCAGCATTTTCGTAGATATTTCCGATCACTTCATACTGTGAGTCAATCCCTGCCTCTGATACTTGGGTATTATTTTTATTTGCTACATAGTACCCAATTACAGTGTATATATCGGCACTAAATTCTCCAAATGTTACTATACCTTCGTCGAAATAAGTATCCCCACACATAATATGCACAATATCCCCCTCATAAATCTCAACACCTTGCTTGTCGAGTAGTCCAGTAAATTGTAAATAAATTTCATCATTACTTGTTTTATCAACTTCATGTTCCATGGCATCCATGAGTGTAAATTCAACGCTCATTATTTTTGTTTTTGGGTGCCACACTCTAAATTTAATCTCTCTCATAATCTATTCCCCCAGCTCAACAGCACGACTCAACGAGTCGATAGCCTCTTGTAAGTCTTGCTTAAAATCCTTAACGCCTCTTTGACCTGGTGCTAACATTTTCTTGATAGCGTGTTGTTGAGCTGGATTGGTTACGTTAAATGCTTTTAGTACATCGTATACGTCAATTAGAATTCCTTTGCATTCACGTTGGTATTTGTTGGTTTTTTTGATTTCCTCAACCATACCGAAGGCTCTATTGCAAGCTTTTAAATGAGCACGTTGTACTTCATCGTACCGTAGCTCTTCCTCAAACTCTTTTCTTAATTCGCTGTGACAGTGGCTCATTTACGCTCCCTTTTAGTCCATGGTAATTTAATGCAATGTTCTCTATCATCAACATATTTATCATATTCTTCGTCTGTGTAGAATTGTTCACTTGCTTGTGGATTGGAATGACCATTATCAAACGCATACTGCCATTCGTAGATAGGTTCTGAATGTTTGATACGAAACTCATCACCTATTCCTAAATTAAAATCAATCCATTTAGTTTTTAGCTGATTATTAATATCACCAATTTGATATCTCTTTTGTAAGTTTCCTCTTTCAATAGCTTGATGTAATACATCCGCATAAGGATGTCTATTTTCACCTTTAGGAATACATATGTTTGATTCAAAGAACTGATTTAAAAACTCAGTTGCAACAACAGTGTCTCCACCATAGATGCACATATCTTTAATATTTGCTATAAATTCTTCTTTAGTCATTTACTATCCTTTGGTTCGATGTGAGTATAAAATAATCTTCAAGCACTTGCTTATACTTTGCTTGTAATGCTTCGAGTTCTTCGATTGCATCCTTTACTTCACTAAGGCTAGCCACCATTACGTTATTTAAACCGTATGCGCTTTCGCATCTATTTACAAATCTTTTTAGTATCTCTAATGCTTTCACTTACTACCCTTCATCTTAGGTGGTGGAGTATGCTTAATCGCGCGAATACATGATGCTGGTGTTGCATACTGTATCAATGCTTCATTGGCTCCTGATAGCTCATCGTTACGAACCAGCAGTTTCAATCATATCATCGCTTGCAACGGCTGTTCGTTCCATTGCCACTACTGTTTGTTCAAGTTCTGTAATCTTTGTTTCCTCTGTATCAACTACGTAGGCGAATAAGCCCAAAATTAATACGATTACTGTGATGTAAAACTTATTCACATCGTCACCTTCCGGCTCTCTTTATAAGCCTCGTGTAATTTTTGAACATCCACTTTAAACTTAATGCTAACGTGATGAAAACTCAGTGTAGGATACAGTCGGATATACTCGACGGCTAATTGTAGATTTGTCATTTTAACCCCTTTAAAATTAATATTAGCAATGTTCCCCAAAACACAAAAGTGCCTAGAAAGATTGAAGCCCAAATAAAAGCTCTCATGCTAGACCCTTTCATCTAATCGGTATAAAACATCGCTGTTTATGTCTTGGATGATTTGGTTAGCTTTCATCGCTTCAATTTTCCAGCTCAAGCGATCAACTTGCATTCGATACTCTTTTAATTGAGCCTGTGCCAATCGCTCGTTGCGGATTGAATCCATAAGCTTATTTTGAAGCCATTTAGCATTCACCTCGATGAAATCATCGTCTCTAAAGAAGTCGCAAAGGAATTGTTCAAGTGATTTTTTAGTCATTAGAATACCATATTTCCAATTTTATTCATCCACTTTTCAAAGCGTTTAAATTGTTCATTAAATGATTTCATCGTTTTTCTCCTCTCACTTTTACTGAACCGTTACGTCCAACAGTATAGAATTTCATCCCATCATCAAGAAGTGGTATTCCTCTTTTACTTAGGGCTACGTTATTGATTACTGTACCGTTTATTGTGGTACGGCTTGCTATTTTTTGCTTGTTACGTTTCATTAATTCCACCTTTTTTTATTTGAAGTTAGTTAAGTGCACCCTGCGTGAAGTGACGGGTTTTATGAACGGTTTTACTTCTCTTTCACTTATAAAACTTTTAACCAAACTCATACCGCTTGACTACACTACGTTGTCATTCTCTTTGGTTTCAGATAGCTCGGCATGGGCTTGATTAAAAGCTTATGACCCACACCGTAACGCGCTACGATGCAGGAACTTTTTTGTAGTGTACGTCTCCTACGCTGGATTTCACAGCCGTTATGTTTATCGTCTACGTCGGAGTCGAACCGCTCGGCTATCATTTCTGATAGAATGCAACCGTTACATTATAAGACGCCATTAAAAGCTCTTTGAGTTAGTATATCTGTCCACTATTGATTTTTGTGTTTAAAAACAGTTATACCAACTTCAAAAGTTTTTTATCTTAACAATAATAATTCAAATAACATTTTTCGTAGTGTCAGTATAACATACAATTCTTTAATATTTATTAAATAACCTTACATATTATAAAGAAATGATACAAAAAGCTATTTTGTTACTTCTCCCCATAAATCTCTTGAAGGAAATGGAGGAATTTTAATGCCCTTATTTTCGCCAAAGATTAATACAAAGTAGCATCGGTTTCTCATTTGTCGGGAGTTCAATTGAAGCACGTTATTAACCTACTAACACAAAAGGCTAAAAAAGATGAAAATCCTAAATCTTGAACAAGGGAGTGATGCTTGGTTTTCGGCTCGCTTAGGTGTTCCGACTGCATCAAGATTTAAAGATATTATCACACCTTTAAAGGGGGATAAATCGACAAGCTATAAGGCTTATATGTATGAGCTTATAGCTGAAAGACTCACCAAAGATCGAGAAGGATTTTTTAAGTCTGAATGGATGGAGCGTGGCAATGAGATTGAACCTTTAGCGAGAGCTTCGTATGAATTTATGCACAATGTTGAAGTTCAACAAGTCGGAATGATTTTTAATGACGAAATGACAATCGGGATTAGCCCTGATGGTCTTGTAGGTGATAACGGTGGGTTAGAGATTAAAAGCCCTAAAGCTAGTACGGTTGTTAAATATATGCTCGACGGTGGGCTTCCATTGGAGTATAAACCGCAAGTGATGGGTAGCTTAATGATAAGTGGGCGCGAATGGTGGGATTTTCTTGCATTTCATCCATCTATGGACTTTTATGAGTTTAGAGTTTATCGTGATGAAGAGTACATTAAAAAAATGGAAACTCATTTAAACGACTTTGTTAATGAGCTAGAATTAAATTATAGTAAATTAACAAAATGAAGATTACTTTACGTAAGCAATACGGAACACTAACACCAAATAGCGAAGCGGATGCTGAACAGCTCGCAACGCTATCAGATAGTATATATGTGATCGACATTAAAAACATGGATAGCCGTACACTCGCCCAAAACAAAGCTTTGCATTTATGGTGTACTCAAATCGCAACGGTGCTAAATGCAAATAATCTATACATGACTGGAATTTTCCAAAATGATATTAGTTGGTCTATGGAATTAGTAAAAACACAAATAATAAAAGGCTTAATTAAAACGCTTTTTAGCATTGATAGCACGACAAAATTAAAACGTAAAGAGTTGGATACGCTGATCGATTACATTGTATTAATCTTTGGCGAAAATAAGGGCATTAAAATTCCTCCATTTCCTTCAAGAGATTTATGGGGAGAAGTAACAAAAAGCGAACAGCAAGAACAAAAACAATACACTCCACCTACTCCACAGTATGAGAGATCACCTGCTCAACCTATGCCCCAAAATAATCTTCCATCTATTGACATTAATGAGGACGAAATACCATTTTAGAACCGTGGTTAAGTGCTTCCCATTTTAAAAAGCACAAAATTAAAAAAAGGTTAAACAATGAAAAAAGACAAAATGGAAAAGTGCAAAAGTTGCATTAACTTTGATGCTAAAAAAAGCAACAAAAATTGGACTGTTTGTAAGTGCATACCACTTGAAGTTATTGTTTCAGGAACTTCAAAAGATTGCATAAAATATGAGGCGAAACAAATAATTAGTGAATGTGATGGTTATTTTGATCATATTTAAGGTATAATTTCACCATACACCCCATCTGCTATCATTTGGCGGACCGAATGGGGTATCTAAAAATACTTAGTAATTGTAAAATCAAGGTCGAAACGACAGCCTCCACCTTGATTTTAGAGTTGCTGGTAAGAGAGGCTGTCACCTTCTCGCAAAAATATCTCCAACTACTTTAAACCGACTGACAATCAAATAGGATTCCACTATGGAACTTATAAACAGTTCATCAAAAAACGAAGTTGCTATTAGTAGCGTAAATATTGCGGCATTGACCGATAAAAATCATTCTCATGTTATGCGTGATATTCGTGTAATGCTTGAAGATTTAGAATTAGGTGAATCCAAATTTGGTTCGACCTATTTTGATGCACAAGGAAAAGAACGACCAATGTTTTTGCTTCCAAAACGTGAGGCATTGATTTTATCCAGTGGGTACAATATCCAATTAAGAGCTAAAATTATTGATCGCTTAGAACAAATGGAACAAGCGACGGATAAAATAAACTCACAACACCCGCAACTAATGCAAGAATTGAAGCATAAATGAATAAAATGACAATACACACAAATAGAAAATGATTTTCTATTGCATCATCCAATATCTTCCAAATACCGGTGAGTTCAGGATCAGCCCGCACCCATTGACCTATGGTACCATTCTTATTTATATGGCAATCCATAGACTTATGCCCATTTTTAGGCTCGCGTTTTTCTTGCAATATCAATTATTTCTATAATTAAAATAGCACCCTTGGTAGAAAGTGTATTTCCAGAAGGTGGTGTGTACACTGTGTTAATTGGTATTTTGGTAATTTGTCTTGGTTCGGTTATAATTACAGAATGAGTCGCGACAAACCATAGCTATGATTTATATACATCTTCGGATTTATCTATATTACACAAATAAATTTGATAAATCCGCCGGTGTTGAAATTCATGAATATATCCTATCAATTGCACTTTTTATTTTATCCATTTATTTATATTTTTATGCTAATAACCCGATTGTCCTCAAGGCTTTAACAACTTGTTTTAATGTATATCCATCGAATGTATGTGTATCTGTAACCGCTGTTCCTCCACCTGCTGCAAATGCTGAATCTGCTATTGCTGTAGTAGGTTGAACTACAGGAATTGTATTCCAAAATCCTAATTTCTCAGCAGCATTTGTACCTATTTTAGTACCTGTTCCTATATTTAAAACTATATTCTTTGTATCAGCCATGGTTATATTCTGAGTAAATACAACAGCAGTTACACCGTTAGCAGTAGGAACAACAGGACAATATTTATTAGGAGCAACAGGAGCAGATCCTGCTTTTGGAGCATTAGATATATCACATGATACTACACCTACATTAGGAGGTGCATTAGCTTCAGGAGCTAATAATATTGAAATGGCTACTACTCAAAAAGTACAATTTAGCGATAGTGATATATA